TATCGAAACACTTTAACATCAAGTGATTTTGATAGTAATGGAGAAGTTACGATTGTTACAACAAACAGTAGTACGTCTCATGTAATTAAAAATATTCAAGCAGTAGACACGGATACTAATATACCTATTAATGGTACACTTAAAGTAAACGATTTTGATGTTGTTGGATTAACAGCTAACTCTAGCGGTTCTGAAATTATCGCACCTAGTTCAACCGTAAAAGTTAAAACAAGTGCAATTCCGTTTAACTATCAAGATTTAGAGTTTAATACGAGAGCTAACGCAACAACATATAGAACTACCACACAAGCAAAAATTAATGGCTATACTGCAATTTCAGAAATTTATAATGCTAGTAATACTACTGTTACAAGTATAAGTACTAATAGTACAGAAGATACATATGCTCCCTTTATAGGGTCAAATGATTATCATTATAGCGGACATTTTAACTTTGGCTCTACTTCTCAAGCATATGTTTGGAATAACACTGGTAGTGTAATTTTTTCCCATACTCAAAGTTACACACCAAAGTGGTTTGATGGATACCAATACTCTTATTACTACGGTGACACACCCGGAATTAGTGGCAATCATATAATCAGAATTGATATAGCAGCAGGAACTGCAAGTAGAATAAAAGAAATGGCTTATCACGGCCCTTCTTCAGACCCAAAAATGTTTGGCATTACGAATGCAGATGGTACTCTTGATAGATTATTTTTCTGGTCACATGCAAATGCAAGTGATGGTGGACAAGTATATAATGCTGCAACAGGTAATGTAACAAACTTTACAAATGTAGACCCTAACTCTGTTTATGGTACAGGTAATGCACATAACCAACAGTGGTATGCTATTAAAAGAACTAATGGCTCTTATAGATTTGTGTATGCAACAGGTCAGCAACAAATACGCTTTTACGATTGGAGTATAGGCGATGTACATACAAGTTCTATTAGTCCTACACAAATAGATACTACTGGAAATGATGTTATTTTTAATACTCGTCAAACTAAACACAGTGTTCATGGAACTAAATTATATTATTTAAACAATGACAATAAAGTTGCTGCTTGGGATTTTGATCCAGATACTCCTACTCAAAGTGTTATTGGAACAAACCAACACGCTACAACTTATGGATCGGACTTAACTCTTGTTGTCCGAACACCAAGTACATCAACAATTAATGCTAGGTCATATGGTGTAAACCCCTCACTCAAGTTACGAGTAACTGGCATTACAAGCACGTAGGAGATTGTTATGGGATTAACTTTAAATACAGACAGTCTTAATGTTGCTAGTGCTAGTGGCGGTGCATCTGGCGGTGGCGTTTCAACGTCTGATGTTACAACGCTGATTAAGAACAACACGCCTTATCAGTTTTTAACTAAAGTACCAATCACCGCATCTGTTTCTACTATAGATTGTTCAAATGTTTTTAGTGCTTCTGATGGGTTTTCTACTTACCATATATTGTTTGATAGAGTTACAACGGTGCAAAACGAAAGCTATATTCATATGCGCCTAGAAATTGGTGGCAGTTTTGTAACATCTGAATATGGATGGAGTATTGCTAGAGGTGCATCTAACAACAATCAAACTTATGAGTATAATGATAATAGGTGGAAAATTATAAATACTGACATTAGTTTAGGATTTACTGGGTATATAAATGTATCTCAAACGGACAGTGGTTTACCAACTATAAGTTCTTGGAACATTGGTTCGGGTCATAGCACAAGGCGTGGTTCTTATTCTGTTGGTGGTGGTGCTATTAACAATACTAATGAATGCACTGGTTTTCGAATTTTTACATCTAGTAATGATTTTACCGCTGGTGGAAATATACGGATATATGGAGTGAACAATGTCTAGAGAAAATCCAAGATACAAAGCCACACCTCAAGGCTTAGTTCAGTTCACCGAAGAAGAAGAACTAGCCAGAGATGCAGAAGAACAGGCATGGGCAGACGGTGCTAACGATAGACTAGCAGCCGAACACAGAGAAACTCGCAATCAGTTACTTGCAGCATCGGATTGGACACAGTTTAACGACAGCCCACTGAATAACGATACTAAAGTACTTTGGGCTACTTATCGATCCTCATTGAGGTCGCTTCCAGAGCATGAAAATTGGCCTAACTTGGCTGATGAGGATTGGCCTACAAAACCATCATAACCGCTTGTAAGGTTTTATTATAACTGGTATAAACATTAAGGATTTAATAAATAAAATCAAGGTACTTATGGCAGAACCATCAGAGTTTCGGTCAGTCTTACTAAACCCACAGGAAGTTTTAAAATTTTGGCCCCAGTTTGAAGAAGATATAGAAAAAGCATTAGCACATTCTGTAATGGAACTAACAGCTTTTGATATTTGCAAACAGGCCCTTAGTGGGATTATTCACATCTGGCTGACCTTAGATAATAATAATAAGATTGTATGTACAACTACAACAAGATTTTTAAACTATCCTAGCTATAAAGCTTTGCAAATAATTACTTGTACAGGCAAAGATAGGAAGTGGGATGAATTTTATGAACAGCATAAGGCAATTGAAGACTTTGCAAAACAAAGTAACTGTTCAGGAATACAGGTCTGGGGCCGTAAAGGTTGGCAGAGACAACTAAAGAAGCTTACTAATGATGTAGGCAAACAATACGAAACACAGTATTACGTCTACAATATGGAGATTTAAAATGAGTTTATACAACCCAATGTTTAAGTGGATAAACCCTAGAGAAAGTGGGTTGATAGTCTTTGGTGGAGGAGGCGGTGGTGCTTCGGCTGAAGAAGTTGAACAAATTGTAGACGACAAAGTGGGAACTCCTTCAACCACTGGCACTGTAACCTCTGGCACTGGTACTATGGACTTACCAACTACCTCTGTAGACCCAGTAACAGGCGAAGTTACTACAGGTACAAACACAGTAGGGTTTGGGGGTAATGAAGTACCCGTAACTCAAACTGTTAAGGGAGATACTGAAGCTCTTTTAGGTGGGCAAGATAAATTAGGCTCCCAGATTGATGCAGGTTTTTCAAACTTTCAGCCTGTTAGTGTAACTAGTACCACAATTGATACTTCAGACTTGGCTAAAGCTGATGCTATGAACCAAGGTTTCACTAATGTTTTAGCAGATACAGGAGCCATACGAGGAGAAGTATCAGGTCTAGGAGATACTATTGGTGAGGTTAACACTGGACTAGGTGGCATACAAAGCACTCTTACAGGAGTAGGTGGTTCTGGGGGTCTTGTGGGAGACGTAGGAACTATAGGAACTAATGTTAATCAACTAGGAACAGACGTAGGGATACTAACTGATAATATTGGGGTTACTGCAGATAGTGGAAGTATAACAGATCAATTATCAAATCTTGGTACTAATGTTACAAATATAGGTAGAAACGAATTAGATACTACAGGTGTTTCAGATAGATTTACAAACGTAGAAACTGCAGTTAGTTCAGCGGATACTGCAGCAAGAGAGGCCTTTGAAAGGCTTATGGGGGCCGACCCAAGTCAAGTACAAGGATTTTTAGGTGACTTGCAAAGACAAGTTCTACTAGGCCAGACTACTGCACAAACTGCTATTGATACAATTAAAAGAGTACAAGCAGAAAATCAGGCAACTAACAGAGGATTACTAGATAATATTTCTACTTCAGTTGGTGGTAGCCTAGCTGCAGACTTTGATGATTTTACAGGGCAGTATGCTACAGATACAAACTTAGCTACTAACGCTAGGTCAGAACTACAGAGACAAATTACTGGTGGAGTGGATACTCTTCAAAGAGGCCAAGGTCAGCAAATGGCTCAATCTCAGGCTCAAGCAGATGCTGCAGCTAATCAGGCACGGTCTGTAGAACAACAGAATGCTTTGAATTATGGTCAGATTATGCGTGATCTTAGTGATGTAAACAAAGAAGTTGGGGCAGATCAAGCAACAGATGTACTTGCTAGATTAGCTACAATTAGACAGTTTTTAGCTACTCAAGGTACTAACATAGAAGAAAACACTCGCAGAGAGTACCAAGATTTAGCCAATGCTTTTGATCAAACAGGTAGACTAATTACTCAGTCTGTAGAGCAAAATGGTAATATTACCCGAAGAGGTATGGATTCTGAAAACAATCTTCTTATTGCCTCTTTTGATAGCAGTGGAAAACTTCTATCACAAACTACTAGAGACATAGGCCAACTATTGTCTCAAATGGATCGCATGGGCTATCAACGTCAAGGTGGTCAATTCGGTGACCTTTCCTCTAACGGATTAGGATTGATGGACGGAAGACAAAATCAAGGTCCTATCATTCAGCAAAGCTAAATGGAAAGTAATTATGCACCCAGATAAAATTTCTCAAACAGGCACTAACTTAGTAAAGAAGTTTGAAGGCCTACACAAAGTACATAAGGATGGTCTAGTACACAGTTATAGGTGTCCTGCAGGAAAGTACACGATAGGATTTGGCGCGACCAAGGGAGTTCGCTCTGGTCAAACCATGACAAAGGAAGAAGCAGAGACAAGACTTATACATGATCTAAATGAGCATGGTAAAATAGTTAAGAAGTATGTCCACGTTCCATTGACTCAAAATCAATATGATAGCCTAACCTCATTTGTATTCAACTTAGGTGGTGGGGCTTTCCGTAGTTCAACTCTTCTCAAGAAGCTCAATCAGGGTCTGTATGACGAAGTGCCAGAACAGCTTATGCGTTGGAACAAGGCACGAATAGATGGTAAACTTACTCCACTACGAGGGCTAACTAGACGTAGGGCTGCAGAGTCTGCATTATTTGCAATGGATGCCAAGATGCCTTCAGACGAAGGCGGTCCTGATATGCCTCAGAAGCCTACTGCAGAAGCCCCTAAGTCACTGTTAAAAAGTAAGACAATGGCAGGAGCAGGAATTGCAGGAGCCGCTACAGGTTTGAATGAAGTTGCAGGACAACTACAAGGCCTAGTAGCCTACGCAGACAGCCTCAAGACTATATTCCTAGTCTGTGCAATTGGTGGTATAGCTCTAGCAGCATACGCACGATGGAAAGATAACAAAGAAGGCATTCACTAGTGTTTATTTTTAGTAAGATCAAAACTTACATTATTGGAGCTTTAGCATTAGCTATTCCTATCATTTATGTAATGGGAAAAGTAGTTGGGGCTAACAAAGAAAAGAATAAAATACTTAAAGATGACCTTCAGGCCTCTAAGAAAAAAACAGACTTTTATAAAAAGATGGCAGAGCATGAAAAAGATAGCATTACTGATCGCCCTAGTCTCATTAAGCGGCTGCGCGGAAACGGTCTATAGAACAGATTTAGAAATTTATTGTCCACCTATAGAGAATTACTCTGAAGACTTTAATGAGACACTGGCTGTAGAGTTGGATGTCTTAGATGAAGCATACGAGGCAATTCCTGAAGTGGTTACTGATTACATACTACTGCGTGATCGCATTCGCCAGTGTAATGCTGAGAAGGAAAAACTATAATGGGATTATGGTCAAGCACATTTGGTGGGGGAAATACTTTCCAACAGTCGATAGCTAATGTTACTACAAGAGAAGATGATACAGAATATCAGGGTGGTACATTAGTAAGTACTACAACAGGACAGCCTGTAGATGATAGTGATGCTGTTGTCGGAAACGATGGAGTAATTGATGGAAATGCTGAACCCCCAAAAACAAAAATTACAACGGGGGGAGGCTCTGGGTCTAATGCGGTCACAGAAGAAACAGGTATAGATGTATCCGAAGAGCCAGAAGTCGATATTGTAGAACAAGTCTTAGAGTGGGCCGAAAAGACAGGAAGTCTTGAAGCACAGGAAGACAGAGAAGCCATAATAGCAGACCCTAAAAAGTGGATGGAAAGCAAAGGCTTTACTCTATCAGATGCTGTTCCTACACTTGATGCAGATGCCAAAGGCACAAATATCGAAATGGGGAATGCTAGGAGCGATGATCCAGTAGACCTTGATGTATCTACAGTAGACCAAACAGCATTAGCGGATCAAATAGATAACGTAAAAGTTACAGACTATTCTGCTAAGTCTAATACTAGTTCTCTCACTGACGATATGATGGTTGATGGTGCAACCAAAGCTATGAGTAAGGAGGGCCTAGTAAATCCAAATGAAATTCAAATAGATATAGAAGCAGTTGCTGCAGGAGAAAATGCAGTAGGAAAAGCTATTAATGATTGGGCTTCATTAGATTTTACTAACATTATTGATACATCTACTCCTGCAGGTAGAGAACTAGCACGACAGCTAGGCGAAGGTAATTATTTAGATAAGAGAGCTACTACTGCAGGACAGGTAGAAATACTCACCAGACAATTTGTAAATGATAAAGGTGAATATGTAACTCCTGTATGGGCTAGGCCTATGGTTAAGAGTGTGGCAGGTGCATTAAATATTACAGGCCCTGCAGCCGATGCAGCCATAGCACAAGCTATGATGCAGTCAGTTATTCAGATTGCAGACAAGGATGCTAAATTCTTTCAAACTCTAACCACTAAGAATTTAGATAACAGACAAAAGGCCACAATAAATAGGGCTACTATTTTAGCAAACATGGAAACTGCTAACATGAATGCTAGGCAAACAGCTTTGGTTACTAACGCTCAGAACTTTCTAAAGCTAGACTTAGCTAATTTAACAAATGAACAACAGGCTGAGATTGTAAATAAACAGGCTAGAATAGAGGCCCTGTTTACTGATACTGCAGCTATGAATGCTCAAAGAATATTTGGTGCAGAAAATGCAAATGATTTTGCTAAATTCTTTAATAATTTAAACGCCCAAATAGATTTACAAAATCAGTCAGAGATAAACGCCCTTAGTAAATTTAATTCAGGCGAAATAAATGATGCCGCACAATTTGTATTAGATATTAGAAATAGTAGAGATCAATTCCTAGATCAGCTTCAGTATAATTACTCTCAGTTTAATGCTAAATGGAGACAGGATGTTACACTAGAGCAATTTCAGACTGAGTGGGAGGCTACAACTTCAGATGTTAAGAATGGGCTAAATTTAACTAGTGAACAAATGACTGCAGCATGGGATCATGTAGACTCCATGCTAGACTATGTATTTAAATATTCTCAAAACGAAGATGATCGTATTAAAGATTTAACCGTTGCACAGATACAGGCTCAAGCAGGTAGAAAAAAAGGCGGTGGTCTTCTAGGTGGTCTTTTCTCTCTAGCAGGTTCTTTCTTGAGTACAGAAGCAGGAGTTAAATTTATTACAGGAATGAGTGATGCACGTTTTAAAAATAATATTAAGAAGTATGATAACATAAATGGCATAGATTTATTTACTTGGGATTGGTCAGAAGAAGCCAAAGAGTACGGGGCAGACAAATTACCTTCGTATGGAGTTGTGGCCCAAGAACTTTATAAAACCCACCCTGAAGCTGTATTTGAAAAGAACGGATACCTTCACGTTAACTATAAGGTAGTTAGAGATGCAATTCGATGAAGCAGTACTACTCTCTATAAAGAAATTTAAGGAGGGGAAGATGTTAGATAATACCTTAGAGGTAAAAGATGGTGAAATATACTACACACCAGAGTATTTTGATGGGCTACAAAAAGCCTTAAATAGTGACGTAGAAGTAGAAGAGAAGGAGCTAGACCAAGATGGTGATGCCACAGAAGTTTGATGCTCCAATTACGGGCGAGAACCTAACATCAGATAATCGTAACTACCCTTGGCATAGGCCCCCAGACATTGTGGACTATGATGAGGCTGTAGAATCTATGATAAATAGAATTTCTGAGCCAGAAGACTTAGAGGCTATTTATGCATTGATGGATGTAGGGGCTGATGTGGTTACAATTACTAGTGTATTACTTCTTACAGCAATCCAACAAGGTAGAATGGGAGTAGACTTAGCTATTCAAGTAGCAGGTCCCGTATCTAGATATATAGAAATAAAAGCTGAAAATGCTGATGTAGATTATGAGATGGGGCTAGAAGAAAAAGATAGACAGCCTCTAACTGCTACAGAGTTAAAGAAACTTCTTTTGGTTGCAGAAGAAGAGGGGATTACCGATATGATCCCTGCACCACCAGAAGAGCCAGTAGAGGAAGATATGGTAGAAGGTGAGGGCCTCATGTCTGCACCTGATGAAGCAAGTCCTGAAGAACAAGCCCTTATGTTAGGAGATGTTCCTGAAGAAGAACCTATTGAGGAAGAGATTGTATAATGTCTGCACGTTTTAATTTTGCTATAGCCGAAGCCCAAGAAAAAATCCAAGATGAAGCATTTATGGATAAGATGGGCATTGGAGATTACATGGCCGTCCTAGCCTCTGGGCTTAAAGAAGGTCTTCAGGAAAAAGAGCGCAGAGATTTTGAGCGAGAAAAAGTAAAAAAAGCAGAGGAAGCGGCACTTCGTAAGAAACAAGAGGCGGCTGATAAACTAGCTAAAGAAATAGATGCTACAGTTAACTTAGTTATACA